TGGCGGCCGAGGGTGCGGTGGGCTTCAGCCCCCGGGTTCTGATCGCCCCTGGCTTCAGCCACCAGCGCCACACCAACGGGATCCTGACCATCCCCGTCACCACCCAGGGCAGCGGCTACACCACCGCTCCTGCCGTGACCCTCAGCGCCCCGGCATCCGGCGGCGTCCAGGCCACCGCCGTCGCGGTCCTTGGCGCCGGTGCCAACGCCGGCAAGGTGGTCTCGATCACCGTCACCAACCCCGGCACCAACTACACCGGCACCGTCACCGTCACGATCGGCGCTCCCCCCTCCGGTGGCGTCCAGGCTGTGGCCGGCACCGCCACCAAGGGCACCGTCCGCAACCGGGTCGTGTCCGAGCTGCTCGGCATCGCCCAGCGTCTCCGCGCCGTCATCATCGCTGACGGGCCCAACACCACCGACGCCGCCGCCATCCACGTGCCGCAGGACTTCGGCTCCGATCGCGTCTACGTCGTCGATCCCTGGGTCCTCGTCGCCGGCGCTGCTGTCCCCTCTTCCTCCGCCGTCGCCGGCCTCATCAACCGGGTCGACAACGAGCTCGGCTTCTGGTGGTCCCCCTCGAACAAGATCATCAACGGGATCGAAGGCACCGCCCGCGCGATCGACTTCACCCTCGGCGACTACACCTCCCGCGCCAACCTGCTCAACGAGCAGAAGGTGGCGACGATCATCCGCGAACAGGGCTTCAGGCTCTGGGGCAACCGCACCACCTCGGCCGAGCCGCTCTACGCCTTCCTGTCCGTCCGCCGCACCGCGGACATGATCAACGAGTCCATCCTCCGCGGTCACCTCTGGGCCGTCGATCGCTGCATCTCCGCCGTCTACCTCGAGGAGGTGATGGAGAGCGTGCGCGGTTACCTGCGCAGCCTCAAGGCCCGCGGTGCCATCCTCGGCGGTGACGTCTGGGTCGATCCCGACCTCAACTCCCCCACCAGCATCGCCAACGGCCAGGTGTTCTTCGACTTCGAGTTCACCCCCCCGTACCCGGCTGAGCGGGTCACCTTCCGCTCCCACCTGGTCAACAGCTACGTGGTTGACCTGCTCACCTGATCCACAACACCGAGGACTGAACCATGGCCCAGCTCCCACGCATCCTGAAGAACTTCAGCCTGTTCGTTGATGGCCGCGGCCTCGCTGGCATCATCGACACGCTCACCCTTCCCACCATCACAGTGAAGATGGAGGAGGTTCGCGCCGGCGGGATGGATGCTCCCGTCGAGCACGACATGGGGATGGAGAAGCTCGAAGCTTCCTTCGTCCTGCAGGAGTACAACCCGGAGGTGATTAAGCTCGTGGGCCTCGCCGCCCAGGACAAGCAGCTCACCGCCCGTGGCGCGATGCGACGCGATGGCGAGGACGTCGTCCCTGTCGTCGTGAACATGACCGGCGGCCTGAAGCAGCTGGAGACCGGCGACTGGAAGGCGGGCGACATGAGCAACCCGACCTTCAGCATCGCCCTGCGCTACTACAAGCTCACCATCGGCGGGCAGGAGCTGATCGAGATCGACAAGGTGAACATGATCCGCAAGGTCGGCGGCCAGGATCAGCTGCAGAGCATCCGTCAAGCGCTGGGGGTCTGAGGTAGATGGCGATCGACAAGCGAGCAACGGTGAAGATCGACCTCGACTTCCCGATCCAGGTGTCGGGGGTCGAGGTGAAGCACCTCGTCATGCGCCGGCCCAAGGTGCGTGACGAGATGGCCTACGCCAAGGCCTCCGGCAGCCAGGAGGACAAGGTGCTCATGATGATGTGCACCCTGACCGAGACCCCGCAGGACGACCTGCTGGAGCTCGATGCCGCCGACTGGTCGAAGCTGGAGGAGCAGTACATGGCTTTCAAGGGGGCCAGGCCACAGACCGAGAGTTGAGACGGGCGATCATCGCCCTGTCGAAGCTGACCGGCTGGGGCCTGGCCGACATCCTGGAGATGGGACTGGATGACTTCTGGCTGTTCCTCGAGGACGGCCAGGCCATCCAGAATGAGATCAACGAGGCAGCGAGACCATGATCGGCGGCGGCGTTCAGAAGATCACGGTCGAGATCGGCGGCAAGGTTGCGGCCAGCCTCGCGGCATCGGTGCGTGCAGCACAGATGCAGGTGTCCACGTTCGGGCGGAACGTGAGCCGGACGATGAACGACGCCGCGATCGCCGGCAAGAAGGGCTTCAAGGGGATCTTCGACAATGCCCTTTGGCAGCAGGCGACAGTAGGGGCCACCGCCTTCGCTGGAGCCATCGGCCTGTCGGTGAAGGCGGCGATGGAGTTCGACAAGGCCATGGCCGACGTGCGCAAGGCCATCGACTTCACGGACGGGGAGAAGGGCATGAAGCGGTTCGGCAACCAGCTGGTCAAGCTGTCGACTGAGCTGCCCTACACCGCTGCGCAGCTGAGCGAGATCGCCGCCGCTGCTGGCTTCGCCGGCTACAAGGAGAGCGAGATCATCCCCTTCACCAAGGCTGCAGCCCGGATGGGCGTGGCGTTCCAGATGACCGCCCAGGATGCTGGCGACGCCATGGTCGCTCTCCGAGCGTCGATGGGGCTGACACAGCCTGAGGTCGAGAACCTGGGCGATGCGATCAACTACCTGTCGGACAAGTTCCAGGGGACGGTCAACGCGGCCGATCTGACGGAGGTGACGCGACGGATCGGTGCGATCGGCAAGGCGGCAGGCCTGACTGCAGAGCAGACCGCAGGGATGAGCGCAGCCTTCCTGGCGTCGGGGACGCCAGCAGAAGTGGCGGCGACGGGCCTGAAGAACTTCCTCAACGCCCTCACCAAGGGCGAGATGGCGACCGCCAACCAAACCTACGCCCTCTCCACCCTGTTCGGCGGCGAAGGCCTGGCTAATGCCGTCAAGCATGGCAAGGGCAAGGCGAGGAAGGCAGCAAAGGGCGTGGCACTGGGCATCTCGGAAGAGCTGGCCAAGGGAATGCAGATCGACCCAGAGGGGACGATCAAGAGTGTCCTGGAGAAGATGGCGAAGCTGCCCAAGGAGCAGCAGGTCAGCATTGCCGGTGCGCTGTTCGGCGAGGAGAGCAAGCAGGCGATCATGCCGCTGCTCACCAACACCAAGCTGATCGGCCAGGCCTTTGATCTGATCCGCGACAAGCAGGCATTCGCCGGAAGCATGCAGAAGGAGTTTGCGAACCAGATGCAAACGTCTTCCTCGCAAGCTCAGATTTTCCAGAACGGACTTAATGCTGTCGGAGTAACGATCGGTACAGCCCTTCTGCCGAGTCTGAACAGCACCTTGAAAATAGTCGTCCCGGTCCTGGTGCGGTTTGCTGAGTGGGCCCAGAAGAACGAAGGGCTTGTCACTGGCATCGTGCAGGTGGGCCTGGCAATCTCTGGCCTGCTCATTGCGGTGCCGATCCTGACCGGTATCGTCAGCGCCTTCGGTGCGATCGGCACTGCCATCGGCGCAGTGCTATCAGCTGGGCCATTGCTGGCTGGCCTCGGCACGGTTTTCGCCCTGGTCGTCCCACCGATCGGCCTGGTGGCTGCCGCCATTGCTGGCGTCGCAGCTCTGACCTTCGTGATTGTCAAGAACTGGAAGCCGATCAGGGGCTTCTTCTCCCGCCTGTGGAATCAGATTGTCGCCATTGTCAAATCCGTCGGCCCTCGCATCCTTTCGGTTTTCGCCCCGATTCCTGATGCCATCCTCAACATCTTCTCAGCCGGACGGATCGGGCAGAAGATCGTCAGCCTTATCTTCGCGCCTATTCCTGCCGCCATCGTCCGGATCTTCTCAGTCGCCACGATCGGCCAGCAGATTATCACTTCGATCATCAACGGCCTGAAGGCTCGGGCCAGTGGACTGCTCGACTGGGCCAAGGGCATCGGCTCGCGGATTCGCGGCTTCCTGCACTTCGGTCCCGACGCCCCGAAAGGTGGCGTGACCGTCAATCCGGCACCGGCTCCTGACGCCCCCGAGGGTCGCGCGCGTGGGGGGCGCGTCCGCGCAGGCATTCCCTACCTGGTGGGTGAGCGGCGGCCCGAGCTGTTCGTCCCCGGCATGAACGGCAGCATCATCCCTCGCATCGCCCAGCCAGTCACCGCCGCTGCCCTCGCAGCCCTCCTCGCATCCCCCGCCGCTGCGGCCGCCGCGCCGCCGCCGGCACCTGTCACGGTCAATGCGAACATCACCATCAACGCGACCGGTGGCGATCCTCAGGCGATCCGCCAGCATGTGATCGATGCCTTCGAGGAGATCCAGCACAACCTGGCCGCCTCCCATCGCGTCCTGCTGAACGACTGATGAGCCGCCCCCTCTTCCAGCTCGGCACCTTCCAGTTCAACCTGCAGAACGGTGCTCCGCAGACGCTTGACCGGCTGGCGGAGTACCGCTGGGAAGGGCAGGATCGGATCCTGCGCGAGACCGCCCAGCAGTTCCTCGGCCCTGGTGATCAGACGATCATCCTCGACGGCCAGCTGTACCCGGGCTTCACCGGCTCCAACCAGACGATCGAGACCCTTCGATCCCTCGCCGCCCAGGGCAAGCCCCAGATGCTGTCCGATGGCGTCGGGCGGGTCTATGGGCGGTGGGGGATCAAGCGCATCCGCGAGGGCCAGTCCACCTTCGTCCAGGGGGGCGCGGCCCGGCGCATCGACTTCACCATCGAGCTGGTCCGCTATGGGGAGGACAACCCGGGCGCGGCGGCCAGCCCCCTCAGCGTCGCGCCGGTCCTACAGAAGATCGTGTCGACCCTGCCGGTCGATCTGGAGACCTTCTCCATCGCCGACTCCGCCTTCGACGCCACCTCCTGGGCCAGCAGTATCGAGGGCACCCCTGTTGCGGAGGCAGCCCGCGGCGCTGGCTTCAGCTTTGGGCAGCTCGCCGGCATCGCCCAGTCGGTCGCCAACCAGAACTACGTTCAGGCAGCGCTGAGCGCCTTTGGCCTCGCCGGCCTCAACATCGACCAGTCCAACGTCTGGGCCCAGGTCGGCATCAACGCTGCTCAGATGGTCCAGCAGATGGCCGCCGGCCGCGGCCCTGAGGCCACTGCCATCGCCCTCGATGCTCTCCGCCCCGCCACCACCGCCATGCTCAACACCCTCGGCGGCGGCATCGGCGGCGGCGAGGCGCTGCAGGACATGATCAACGCAGCGGCCACGATCACGACCATGCTGGATGTGGACCCCTACGTGACCGACGCGATCCGGAGCCTCGTCCGATCATGAGCCAGATCTACGTCACCAAGCAGTTCGATGAGGTCGACCTCATCTGCTGGCGCTACTACGGCCGCACCCAGGGCACGGTCGAGGCGGTCCTGGTGGTGAACCAGAACCTCGCCGACCTCGCGCCGATCCTGCCCGAGGGGCTGCACATCCTGTTGCCGGATCTCCCGCAGCCTCAGACCACCGAGACTGTCCGGATCTGGGATTTATGACGACCCCAGCATTCCGCATCATCGCCAACGGGAACGACATCACGGACCTGATCCGTGATCGCCTCATCTCGCTGCGCGTCACCGATGAAGCCGGCCAGGTGAGCGACAGCCTGGAGATCACGGTCGACGATCGGGAGAAGCGGATGCCGCTCCCGCGCACCGGCACCTGGATCCGCGTCTGGCTGGGCTACAGCAGCAACGGCGACCTGCCGGTCTACATGGGGGCCTACGCCGTCGACGAGTGCGACCTGAGCTGCGGGCCCCGGTCGATGGTGATCCGCGCCACCGCCGCCGCCACCGCACCGGAGCTGATCAAGGAACAGCGGACCCAGTCGTGGCACCAGACCACCCTGGGACAGGTCGTCACCACCATCGCCGAGCGCAACAACCTTGAGCCGGTGATCAAGGGCAGCCTGGCCAGCGTCGAGATCAAGCACGAGGACCAAACGAGCGAGAGCGACCAGGCCTTCCTCACCCGCCTGGCGGAGCGGCACAGCGCGACGATCAAGCCGGCGGACGGCAAGCTGGTCGTGGTGCCACGGGGGAAGGGCGGCGGAATCTCCGTCAGCAACCTTTCTGGACGCATCACGGCAGGGCAGGCAACGGAGTTGGCTCGACAAGCAGGATTCACCGGGAACGACGCGGTGATCATGGGAGCGATCGCAATGGCCGAGAGCCGTGGCAACGTGCGAGCGCTGAACAGCACACCGCCTGATCTCTCCTACGGCCTGTGGCAGATCAACATGATCGGTGCCCTTGGCCCCGAACGTCGCAGCCAGCTGGGCCTGACGAACAACGCGCAGCTCTTCGATCCTGCGACCAACGCCAGGGCGGCACGAGCTATCTGGCAGCAGCAGGGCTTCAATGCCTGGTCGGTCTACAAGTCAGGTGCCTACCGGGGCTACCTGACGGCTGCTGCTCAAGGATCTTCGTCGTCAATCCTCGACAGGATCTTCAGCGCGCCCAACCCGATCAGTCAGTCCAATCTGGCTCAAAGCCTGCCTGGCGCAACGATCCGCAGCGATGAGGTCACCAGCTGGCGCGCAACGATCAAGGGCCGCGGTGCGTACGGTGCAGTGAAGGCACGATGGCTCGATCGCACCACTAACAAGGAGCAGGTGAAGACGGCCGGCGACGAAAGCGAAGCCCTGCCGACCTTCGAGGAGAAGCAGCTGCACAAGACCGAGGAGGAGGCAGAAGCGGCCGCAGAGAGCCGCCTGCAGTCCCTGCGATCGGGTGAAGTGCGAGTGAGCATCACGATGCCAGGGCGGCCGGAGCTCAGCGCTGAGGAGCTGATCACCCTTGAGGACTTCCGGCCGGAGATCGACGGGACGTGGAACATCAAAACCATCACGCACACCCTCGACACCAAGGGCTACAGCATGGTGCTCGAGTGCGGAACTCAGGGGGACGAGAACGACGACTGGACGTTGGGCCAGAGCGGGGGCGACAGCTTCAGCAACAGTCAGCCCGACCAGCCGCGCTCAACTGCCGGCGGCACGAAGGGCGTCATCGCGCGCACCGGCAGCAGCGGCGACAGCACCGGGCCCCACCTCGATGCACGCTGGGCGGATGGCCGTCGGATCACGGCGGCTGATGCCGATCGCTACCTTCGCATCAACGGCAAGCCGCCGAGCAGCTTCGGCGTCACGTCCCAGTACGGCCCGCGCAGCCTCTACGGCCGCAGTTTCCACGCTGGCATCGACTTCGGCACTCCGACTGGGTCCGCCATCAGCCTGATCAACGGGGCCAGCTACGACTACAACATGGGCAACACCGGCGCTGGAGGCTATGCCGTCCAGATCAGCACCCCTGAGGGCAAGATGCGACTGCTGCACCTCCTCCCTGGATCTGCACGCTGAGCAGTTGCTGCAGGGCGCTGAACGGTGTACACAGGATGGCCGCTCGACCCGGCAACCTCCCATCTACTACCGGCTCAGATAGCATCGGCAGGTGCAGGCTCTGGGAATGGCTGACAACGTCGACCAGGTCTCGCACCTGGAGATCTTCCGGGCGGTCATCGCCCTTGAGACCAAGGTTGACCTGCTGCTGCAGCGGGAGACCAGCAGGGATGAGTCGGAGCAGAAGCGGGACGAGCGGATCAACGCCCTGGAGCGCAGCCAGGCCTGGATCCTCGGCATCTGCGCTGCCCTCTCCATCCTCGGCCCGATCGTGGTGACCGCTGCTGCCCCCCGGCTACAGTTCGGTCATCCCGCGACGCACGAGCAGCGCCCATGATCGGCCCCCGCAAGCGCCCGCACGACTTCGGCTTCAGGCCTGGCGACACCCACCTGCTGGTGAACGACGTCACCGAGAAGGCACGGGCGTTCAGCCACACCGGCCAGCTGCTGTGGACCATCCCCTGCCTGGCGCGCGGGCAGGGATCCGACTTCGACTGGGCCGGCACCGGCACCGACACGCCCCCGGGCCTCTACCGCATCGGCGCGATCTACCGCGACTACGAGATCGACCCGGTCCCGTCCTACAACCGCACCGCCATGGCCTATGGCTGGTACTCCTTCGACCTCGAGGAGCTGGAGGGCCAGGAGGCGCGGCACGGGCGGGCCGGGATCATGATCCACGGTGGTGGCAGCGCCTGCGGCTGGCCCGGGGCCTGGGAGCCACGCCAGCCCCTCGTCCCCACCCTCGGCTGCGTCCGCCTCCACAACGCCGACCTGCGCGACCGCATCCTGCCCCTCACCGCCAGCGGCACCGTCTTCGTCTCCGTCTTCCAGGAGGGTTGATGGAGCTGTCGGACTTGATCCGGATCTACCCCGGCACCCTCTCGGCTGACGCATGCCAGCAGCTGATCGATGGCTTCGAGGATCGCGCCAGCCAGCACGTCATCCACCAGGGCGACGGCGGCCCGCGGTTCGCGGAGCTCAACCTCACCCAGCAGTGGGCCGAGGGGCACGACCTCGCGTTCGCCGCGATCATGCCCCAGTTCGAGGCCTACTCTCGTGACCTCTCGATCGGCACCCAGCAGTGGCCGGCGGAGCTCGCATTCGAGGAGCTGCGGCTGAAGCGCTACCGGCCCGGTGGTGACGACCAGTTCCCCGAGCACGTCGACGTCGGCGACCATGCCTCCGCGCGCCGCTTCCTCGCAGCGCTGCTCTACCTCAACGACGTCCGCGACGGCGGCGAGACCGACTTCCCGCTCTGGCGGCAGGCGATCCGCCCCAGCGCAGGTACCCTGGTCGTGTTCCCCCCTCTGTGGCCGTGGCTTCACGCCGGCCGGCCGCCGGTGTCGGGGCCCAAGTACATCCTCTCCACCTACCTCCACTACACCTGAGGCAACCATGGACCACATCAAGCCCGAGTACATCGGCTTCGCCCTCTTCATCCTGTCCGAGATCATCGGCATGGCGAAGGTGCGTCCGAACAGCGTCACCCAGCTGGCGCTGCAGCTCGCCCGTCAGGCCTTCCCCTACAACCCCGGCCGCTGATCGATGCCCTTCGACCGCTCCGCCCTCATCCGCCAGATCCGGCTGCATGAGGGCGAACGGCTGAAGCCGTACAGGTGCACAGCCGGCAAGCTGACGATCGGTGTCGGCCGCAACCTCGACGATCGCGGCATCACCCGCGAGGAGTCGGCGATGCTGCTCGACGGCGACATCCGGCTGCTGGAGATCGAGCTGTTCCGCGCGCTGCCCTGGGCCTCGGCCCTCGATGACGTGCGCCAGCGGGTGCTGCTCGACATGGCCTTCAACCTGGGCCTGCCCGGGCTGCTGCAGTTCAAGCGCACCCTTGAGGCGATCCGGACCGGCCAGTACCAGCAGGCGGCGACGATGATGCTCGACTCGCTGTGGGCCCGGCAGGTGGGGCAGCGCGCCGAGCGGCTGGCCAGGATGATGGCGACCGGCGCGACACCGCGCGAGCTGTGGCCGCCGGCCTGATCAGGCGGCTGGGCTGGGGATGATGTCGACGCCGGAGGAATGGCGCGGGCGAAGGGTCAGCCAGATCCCGCCCAGGCTCTTCGGCAGGACGATCTTCTCCACCGCCCAGCCGCCGCCGCTGGCGAACTCCTCCTTGTAGGTGCCGGTCTGCAGGTGCCAGCGGGTCTCGATCTGCTGCTGGCCCGACGTGGTGACGCGGTAGCAGGGGTGCGCCGCGATCGTCCGCTCGTGGTTGTGGCCGTTGACCCAGACCCCCGCCTGCGGGGCCAGAACCGCGTATCTCCCCCCGCCCATGACACCCTTCGTCACGACGCCGCCCCAGGCACCGTGGTGGAAGAACAGCAGGACCGAGCGGGACTTGCCGGGGCCACGCTCGTTCTCCTGGTAGAAGCTGAACCGCACGAAGCCCTGGTAGGGCATGTGGTGCGGAGCGCCCGGACCCATGCGACGGATGACGTTGTCGAGGGGGTCCACCTCGTTCCGGCCGGCGACCGCTGTCTCGTGGTTGCCGTCGGAGATCATCGCCAGGGTGCCGACCCAGGGCCGGAGGAAGTCGGCGGCCTCGCCGAACACCAGGTCGAAGTAGTTGGACCCGAGGTGCTCCGGTCGGATGCTGCCCTTCGATCCGCGGCGGTCGTTCTTCCCCTGCATGAGGCAGAGGACATCACCGAACATGAAGGCGGCACCCTGCCGGTCGCGGCACTCGTTCAGGTGCCGAGCGAGGAGGGCCCGGTTGCACTTCGGGTTGTCGAGGTGGATGTCCGATGCCAGGAGGCAGTGGAACTCCTCGGACTTCGAGCTGTAGGGAATGCGTACGTCGAGGAGGGCCGGGCCAACCCTGACGATGTGGTGGCGCACGATCCGTCCACAATGGACACCCGCAGGGTAGCGGGCGGTCAGGCCACGAGCATCCGCCTGACGGTGGTGCGGCTGCAGCCGAGGCGATCAGCGATGCGCTGCTGGGTCCAGCCGGCGGCGCGCCAGCGGCGGGCCCGCTGCTGGCGGGTCTCGGTGGCCCAGAGGAGCACCAGGACGGGGATGGTGAGGATCGCCAGGACGGTGGCCAGGAGGCAGAGGGTGGTGGTCATGGTGACGTGGTGGTGAAGGTGGTGCCGGGATCGGCTCCCGGCGGGCCGTGGGGTTGCAACTGTTACAGGCTCGGCATGGGCGGAATCAGGGGCTGCCTGAACTGCTTCATGCTCATTCCGTCTCGGTAGGCCTTGTAGGCCTTGAGATGACACGCAAGTTGTGTTTGCGCTTTCTTGACATGGGCAACTTTCCAGTTGGCTGCTTGCCAGTTCCTGAACGTCAGAATCGGATGGCCTGACGACAGCATCTCACCGGTGCAGAACAACCTCAGGTATTCCCTGGACCAATGGCGATCATTGTTGGCTTCGCGGGAATACAGATACAAGAATGCGCCGACGGCGCTGACTTGAACACAAGGTGAGCTTGCGTAGCTCATGACCAGCCTGGTCACCTCCTGCCAGCGCTCAGCGTCTTCTCTGTAGTAGTCGAGGATGTGTCGCTTCGACAAGCCATGCATCTGACCAACCCACACCAGGCCAGGCATGTTGCTGTAGCAATAGACGATCCGGATGATTGACGCGACGTTGGTATAGTGCGCCACCCCCTCGATTTTCAGAATGTCGCCAGGAGTGCGAGAGTGCCCAGTGTCGATGGCTGCAAAGCATTCCGGCGGACAGTCAGTGGCCAGCATCATCGAGACTGTGCATCCACTTTCGACAATGGCCATTAGTCGGTGCTGGCCATCAAGAAGCGTGCCATCAGTGGCCGTTGAGACTGTCTGAGGAGTTAGCTGCCACCTTCCATCTTTTATGTCAGCTGCAAGCTGTTTGACCATTGCAGGCCTGACCGTCCGGTTGTGCGTGTTGCGACTCAGTATTTCAGACGCCCACTCCGGCGTCATTTGAACAAGAGAAATCTGCATGGCGAAGGCATCGCGAATGTTGCTGCCCATGTGGCGGGCTGTATCAACCCTACAAACCAACCCCGCCCCCGCCTTCGATCTGTAACAACTGTTCACACACCCAGGTCGTCGCTCACCCGCTCCACCGCCGCACGCGCTGCATCGTCCACCAGGTGCGCATACCGGCTCGTCGTCTGTGTCGACCGGTGCCCCAGCAGCTGGCCCACCGTCCCCAGCGTCTGGCCGCCGCTCAGCGAATAGCTGGCGAAGGTGTGCCGCAGGTCATGCACCCGCAGATCCGCCACCCCAGCCTCCTCGAGCAGCGCCAGCCACATCCGCCGGTAGCCCACCAGCGGGCGTTCCCCCGTCTCCCCCGGGATCACCCACCGGCCCCCGCCGGCCGCCGCCTCCAGGGCCCGCAGCACCTCCACCGCTCGATCGCTCAGCCGCACCTCCGCCGCCCCCGTCTTCCCCCGTTCCGCCGGCACCCGCAGCACCCCCCGGCCCCAGTCGATCTCCGACCACTGCGCGCACATCACCTCCCGCAGCCTGGCCCCGGTCAGCAGCAGCAGGCGCACCAGCTGGATGAACCGCCACCGGATCGCCAGCGGGCCCGCCGCCTCCCACCGCTGCATCGCAGCACGCAGCCGGGTCAGCTCCTCCGGGCTGGCATAGCGGCGGCGCTGCCGCTCGGGATGAGCCCGGACGCCCCGGGCCGGGTTGCTGCCCACCGGCCGCCACCCCCACTCCTCCGCCAGGCCCATCGCCACACCCAGCACCTCGAGGGCCCGGTTTGCCGTCGCCGGCTGCGGATGGCAGGCGTGCCACTCCCGCACCTGCTCGCGGGTGAGCGCGGCCACCCGCACGCGCGAGAACGCCGGCAGGAGGTGCCGCCGCCAGAGGATCTCGTCGTTCCGGCCCGATCGCTTCCGGCTCGCGTGGGCCTGCAGGTGGCGGGCGGCCAGGGCCTCGATGGTCGGGGCCTCCCTGGCGGCCCGGCGCTCCGCCCCCGGATCCCCGCCGGCGCGCACGCGCGCGAGGGCAGCCCGGGCCAGCTCGCGCGCCTGGTCGGGGGAGAGCTCCACCGGCGTCCCGAGCTTCAGCTCCCGCTGCTGGCCGTCGACCCGGTGCCGCAGGTAGTAGGTGCGCTGGCCGGAGGGGAGCACCAGCAGGCAGAGGCCGGGCACCAGGGTGTCGTTCAGCCGGTAGCGCTGGGCCCGGGGGGCGGCGCGCTCGACAGCGGTCTTGGTCAGCTTCATTCCCACACCGTTCCCACAGATTGCCGGGATCGGCAGGGATACCCCGGGAGCAGCCGGGAGTCCAGACCCAGGAGAATCAAGGCTCAGTGATGCGCAGTGACCCCACGGTAAGCCCGACCGTCATGCTCATAACCTGAAGGTCGCAGGTTCAAATCCTGCCCCCGCATCCAAGGAAAAGCCCCGCCACTGCAAGCAGTTAGCGGGGTTCAGATGGTCCGGTCGGTGGGACGCCCGCGGGAGGCGTTCCCACACAGTTCCCACAGATCAGATCACCGCAAAGCAGGAGCTGTCGAGCCCCTGAGCCCGGGACTGAGCGAACACCACCGCAGCACCGTCGCCGGTGCCGTCGGCGTCGAACCACAGCTGGCTGCCGGCATCCCGGAACACCGTCGGGCCAGCCCCGAGCGGAGCACCCTCGACGAACTCCACAGCAGTCCCGGCCGCGACGCCGAACACGTCGCCGGACAGGGCCATGGTGTCACCCTGGGCCCGGTTGAAGTCCTCGATGATGTCGGCGTTGAGCTGGCCGTGGGCGTCGAACACGAAGGTGTCGGCACCGCGGCCACCGGTGAGTCGATCCTGGCCCTGGCCGCCGTTGATGACGTTGTCGCCGGCGTTGCCGCCGATCACCTCCGCCCGGGCGGTGCCGGTGGCGGTGAGCCCGGAGCGGCCCGTCAGCACCAGGTAGTAGGCCTGGCTGGCGGCCATGTCGAAGCTGATGGACGAGACCACGATGTCGCGGCCTTCGCTGCCGACGATCACGTCGCCGGAGTTGTTGATGATGAACTGGTCAGTCTCGCCGGCGACACCGGTGAGGACGTCGGCGCGGGAGGTTCCAGAGATGAGAGCCATTGGAGAGGTGAGCGTGTGGATGGTGGCCGGATTGGGTGCGGCTCCGGCGGGCCGCGGGGTCAGGCCTCCAGCTCGGCGGCGATGGCGAGGATCTTGCTGCGGGTGTCCGCATCGTGGCGGTGGCAGTCAACGGCCCATTGCCACACTGACCTGTCAGAGAAGCTGTCTCGTTGCGGATGTTTAGATTCCGGCACCACCTGGTCCGCAGCAGCGTGGAGGGCGGCGGCAATGCACTGCCGGTAGACCGGATCGGCCTGGCAGTTGTGATTGCCATTGGTGGCCGCGATCATGATTGCTTGCGCGGCGGGGGAGAGGTCAGCCATCGGCCCCCTCCTGCTCGGCGGGGAACGGAATGGATCCCCAGCTTTTGGCAGCTTCCACCTGTTCTTTGCTCATGCGCTGAAACTGACCCATCCCGAGGTACTTGCGGATGGGCTGCCCTACAGGGCTGCCGCTGCCCTGATGGTTCCAGAGAAGCCAGAGCAATGGGGCGGCGCTGGTTGGATCGTGCGCGGCAGGCGCGGGCGGGGCAGTTGCCGAGGATTCCTCGGCAGCTGGGGGCGGCTGCTGCGCCTCAGGTTCGATGGCGCTCCACCAGATCAGCGCAGGATCGCCGACGAAAAGGCCGCGATCAGTGTAGAAACCAGACGGCGAAATAGACGGCGTTAGTGAGTGTGACTGGTCAACCCAGACGCCCCTACTGTGCAGCAGGTTCGGATGAACCCGAAACAGGCATTGCATGCCATTTGACGGCTTCACATCACTCAGCCGATGCCATTGCGGCTCGGGCGACTGCTGCGGCTGCTGCGCGGCCTCCAGCGCCTCGATGCGCTGCAGTTGCTTGTAGCTTTCCTGCCGCAGGTCCGCAATCATTTTGGTCATCCCCTGGATGACGCCTCTGTAGCTGTCCTCTCTCGGGTCCCACATCACAGCACCCCCTTGCCCAGGAGGCGGTTCGCCACCAGCTGCGCATAGCCCGCGATGTCCACCCAGCTGTCGGCATAGTCCGGGTCGCCGTTGATGATCCGGCCGATCTTGTGGCAGATCATGTCCAGCGCCTCCAGCTGGTCCGGTGACAGGATCTTGCTTCGTGCTTCGAGGTGATCCCGCAGGCAGTTCTTCAACTCCTGCGTCACCTCAGAGTGGCCCATGAAGTCGCCGTAGCGTGCGCCACGTTCGGCCAGCGTTGCATTGATGTCGGTCATCAGATGATCGTGCGAGTGTTTGCTGTTGGGTCCTGCTCCACCACCTCGACGGCGGTTGCAGGTGCTTCGATCTCGTCCAGCCAGGTGTTCAAGGCATCCTTCGATGGGCCCTTCGGCCACTTCAACCACTTCACCAGATCCGCCCGGTTGGCGAACCATCGGGCGCTGCCCCGGTAGCAGGCGTTGAACCCACCCCCGCAGGTCTCGACCCACAGGCCTGGCACCTGGTACTGCCGGCGCTTCATTGCCCACGTTCCATCCGCGGCAGCATGGTCCCGTGGTCATGGATCACCACGGCGATCACCACCACCGGCAGCAGGAACGTCAGCAGGTTGACGATGCGGCGTCTCATCGCTCCAGCTCCCGGCCGGTGCGGGCCGCCAGCTCCTGCGCGCACGCCAGCACATTGCCAGCTCCGCCGTAGCGCATCACCACCGGGGCTTCCCCCGGGCAGTAGATCACCAGGTCGCGGCGGTCGAGCAGCCGATCGGCCGCCAGGTAGATCCCCTGCCGCATCTCGCAGCAGGCATCGGTGCTCAACGCCAGGGCATCGCCCGGCTGTGCATTCTGGATGAACTCCAGGACTCGTGTCGTCAACGTCATGGATGCAACGTGCAATGGTTGGGCTGCTGCCCTGGTCGTAACCCTACCCAGACTCCGCCCACCATCTGTCGATCTGTAACAATCGTTCACGGTGCGGCGGTCCTATGCTTTTCCGAACCGCTCCACGCACTCATGGCACCCTGGCTGGACCTGAACCAACCCCTCGACCATGAGTTCCAGATGGAGCTCCAGATCCGCGACATCCGCTCCATCACGAACGTCGACGATCTGCGCTTCATGGCAGAAACCCTCTGCCGTCTCGCCTTCCACTTCCAGTCCGTCAACAAGAAGCTGGTGCATCAGCTCGCCGCTGCTGATGCAGCGGCGGCACCCGTCACCGATCGCCACCGCCAGATGGCGGAGGAGATCCTCGCTTCTCTGCAGCAGCCGTGAGCTGCCCCAGGTACATCTCCGCCAGGTAGAGGTCCTCGCAGCTGCGCGCCTGGTCGCCCACCACCGCCCGGTAGTAGGGCTTCCCCTGGTCGTCCTCCCACTGCTCGATCCGGCCGCGGCCGATCGGCCATTGCGTGATGATCTGTCCCATCAGCCTCGGCTCCCCTGCACGCCCTGGTCGCCGTTGTAGCGGCCGGTGACCGCATAGCTGCGATCGGGTGCTGCCGTCATCTGGTGGAACACCATCTGGCCGATCTTCATCCCGGGCCACAGCCTGATCGGCTGCAGCTGCCGGACGTTCTTCAGCTCCAGCGTCAGTCGGCTGCCGTGCCACCCCGGGTCGCACCATCCCGCCAGCAGGTGCTGCAGGCCCTCGCGGGCCCGGCTCGACTTCAGCACGAACCGCGCGGCCACGAAGTCCGGCAGGGCGAACGTCTCGCGCGTCGAGGCCAGCACGAACTGGCCCGGCACCAGCAGGTAGGGGCGGCCCTCGTCGTGGTCGCCCAGGGGGTAGGGCCTCAGCTCCGGCCCCTCGGCGGACTCGATCAGCAGCTCATCCCCCAGCAGCAGGTCATAGCTCGCTGGGTTCAGCTGCTCCTCGTTGAACGGCTGGATCATCCCCTGCAGGGCAGCCGCCTTGATCATCCAATCGGGCAGAACAGTCATTGATGGTGAGAGCGTACTTTTCTTTGAGGCCGGTGTAACGAGCGTGGAATGGATGCGCCGGATCATTCCGGCCGTCCATGTCGTACCACTCGTCGATCTGATCCTGTACTTCCTGATCAGTCATGTTTCGCTTGAATCGTTGAGTTCCAGCCGTGCAGTGCTCGGGCCAGGGTCTGGCGTTCGATCGCCACGTCTATTGTGGCAGCCTCCCAGGCCCTGCTGCGGTCGGTTGACCATTCGACACCAGGGCACCAGGACCGGCGTTGATCCTGGCTCACGCCAGGCGGGAGGCAGAGCCAGCAGGCTCCGCGGCGCAGAACATAGGATCGTGTCATTTCCGTTGATGCAGTGGATAGTGGCAGACGTGAAGCTTCGGCACTCGGTATAGATCACCGTTGCCGGCGCGCAGCGTGAAGTACGGCACGCCATCAATCTGATACATGTCGGTGATCGTGAAGGTGATGTCCTCCGGCCAGCTGTAAGCATGGACGGTGTCACCAATGTTGAACTCGATTAGTTTCATCGTGTGGTCTTGCGAGTGGATTTGCGCCGGAGCTTCTCCGGCAGGCTGTAGCCCTTGATCTTGGCGATCCGGCCATTCAGCGCCGCCCAGTCCTCCAGGTCCTTGAACCTGAAGTGGCCAGTGCCCTTCTTGTAGACCTTGAACTCGAAGAAGCCCCAGTCGTGCCAGACGCCGGGCTCCAGGCGCTCGAAGCCCAGGGCCGGCTTCTGCACCTCCTCGTACTTCCGGCCGGTGACGTAGCACAGGGCCTTCACCAGGTCCTGCACCCGGTCCTTGTTGCCGCCGTACTTCATGCTCACCGTGCCGCCGCTCCAGTCCGGTTCGGCCAGATACGGCACGATGAACTTCTGGCCGAACAGGTAGGCGTCGTTCGTCTTCCATCCCTCCACCTGCCACCGGTTCTCGTGGGTGTGGCGGGTCAGCTCGTCGAACGCGGCCTCGACGGCCCGGTCGATCCGTTGGTCGGTGGTGCCGGCGATGATCTGCAGCATCCGGAACAGGTTCCGCTCCGTGAACGGCACCTGCACCTGCTGCTCGACGAACCGGTTGATGTCCCCCTGCAGCTGGCTCGTCGCCATCGCCTGGGGCAGCATCT